GAGGTATGTCTGTAGATACACTGAGAAGTCAATTAGCTATAGAAGCTGAAAATCAAAGATTGAGAGCTGACAGGGAGACATACCAGAGGCAAAAAGAATTTGAGGAACTTGTAAATACTTGCAGGATGGAAGCAGAAAACCTCAAAGCTTTATATCCTAATCTGGACTTTGATGAGGAAATGAACAATCCTCACATGATAGACATGATAACAAGAGGAATAAGCTTTGATACAGCATATAAAGCGGTACATTTTGATGAACTTACAAGAGGTACTTTGGGATATGCGGTTCAGAAAGTAGCTAATGATGTTGCTAATAATATTAATGCAAGGAATAAAAGACCTATAGAAAATGGTACATCAAGTCAGGCAGCAAGTAATGTAAGACGAGATGTGTCCAAGTTTACAAAGGCAGACAGGGCGGAAATAGTAAGGCGTGTAAAAAACGGAATAAGAATTGAACTATAAGCCCGGAAAGGATAATTATGAGATTTATAGATATTAATCTACAGTTATTTGCTACAGCAGTAAATGTAACTACTGCGAACACAAGTGGTAATGATTTAAGTGTAGAGATGAAAACATTCTATTCAGACTATTTGATAGATATGGCAAAGCCTAATCTGGTACATACACAGTTTGGACAGAAGCACAATATACCTAAAAATAACGGTAAGACAATAGAGTTTAGAAAGTATTCACCACTTCCTAAGGCTACTACACCTTTAACAGAGGGTGTTACTCCAAACGGAAGAGAACTTAATGTAAGTTCTATAACCGCTACTGTAGCACAGTACGGCGATTGGGTCGGTATTTCAGATATGCTTGATTTGACTGCTATAGACAACAATATCATAGAGGCTACCAAGCTTCTTGGTACTCAGGCAGGGCAGACCATAGATACTATACATAGAGAGATACTTAATGGTGGTACATCTGTGCAGTATGGAAACGGTACAACAGTAACAAGTAGAGCTAACCTTACTGCTAATGACAAGATGAGCGTTGAGGTTATAGAAAGAGCAGTGAGGTTTTTGAAGACTCAGAATGCACCTAAAATCAATGGTGATTATGTAGGTATAATACATCCGGATGTAGCCTATGATTTAAGAAGAGACCCGGCATGGATAGATGCACACAAGTATGCAAGACCTGAAGAACTTTATGATGGTGAGATAGGTAAGATTGCAGGTGTAAGGTTTGTAGAAACTACAGAGGCTAAGGTATGGGCTAATGCTGCAGCAGGTAATTCCAAATCAGTATATTCCACACTGTTTTTAGGTGATAATGCTTACGGTGTTACAGAAGTGACCGGTGGAGGCTTGCAGACCATGGTGAAACAGCTAGGTTCAGCCGGAACAGCGGACCCTCTTAATCAAAGAGCAACTGTAGGCTGGAAGGCTATAACGGTACTTGAAAGATTGGTTGAGACCTATATGTTAAGGGTTGAAACAACCAGTACATTTGACAGTCCTAATAACTAATAAAAGGCTAGGTTCGCCTAGCCGTAATTTTAATAAGGAGAACAAGTATGAGTAAAAAGGATTTAACAAAGCCTCAAGATATAGATAACAAAACAGTATCAGAAAATGTAGAAGCAGCACCGGAGGAAGTTCCTGAAAATCCGGAAGTAGATGCAGAGGAAGTTCCTAAAAACCCGGAGGAAGATATGGTAAACATATTCCTTTTTAAGGATAAGGATAAATATAACAGCGACCTTCCTGTATCTATTAACGGCAAGACATGGCTTATACAAAGAGGAGTAAATGTGAAAGTGCCGAGGTTTGTAGCAGAAGTAATTAATAATTCAATGGAGCAGGATGCAAAGGGAAGTGAACTTATAAAGATTCAGGAAGATAAGTTTTCTTAATTAATAAGGAGAATGTATGATACAGATAAAGAGTAAGATTCTAAGAATACCTAATCATGAAAGGTACCTGGGAACAAGTTATGATAATAATTCACAGATAAGGCAGTTTGAAATACCGAGGTATGAGAGAGGAAAGATAGATTTAGCTACACTGGACTTTGCTATTTATTTGAAGTATTCAGACAATACGGAAAATTCAGATATTTTAACAAAAGAAGTATCTTCAGATTCAATAACTCTGACATTAGTTGTTAAGAATTCCCTTCTTAGGACTAATGGAGCCGTTATAGTCAGTATCAGAGGACATGAACCAAGTGGGTTGGTTAAATGGTCTACTATGCCAAGTGTATTCTATATTGTCAGCAATCAAGTAATTCCAAACTTAAATCAAGCTCAACTTTCAGCAGTGGAGAGTCTGGAAAGTCAATGGAGAACTACACTTGAGAGTATAAATGTACTTAGAAATACTTTAAATTCTACTATGGCAGATATAGCAAATAAGTTGAATACAGGATTTTTTAAGGGGGAAAAAGGCGATAAAGGAGAGCCCGGACAAAGAGGAGAGCCGGGGCTTACAGGTGCAAAAGGAGATAAAGGAGAGCCCGGAGCAAAGGGGGAAAAGGGTGATTCTTGGACCGCAGAGCAGATAAGAGGTCTTTATACTCCTGATATTGAAAGTAAATTTCAAAAGCTTGAAAATGACGTTCATAACTTGATTGATGAAGGCACAGAAAAGATTAGCAGTAATGCAGTGCAAAAAGCTGTACAAGAAAGCAAGATACAAGTAAGTCGCATCATGTCTGAAGGAGAATATAATATACTCAAAGCTGATGTTGAAGATCATACAGTCGGCGGTGGAACATTCAGACCTTCATCCTTAAAGGTTAAAGTCATTGATGAGATTAAGCGATTGGTACAAAATTATGAGCACATTCTTCATAATTTTATGCCAAAAAATGCATTATATAGTAATACAAACTTTTCGTATGTCGGAAATGAAGGGGAAAAAGCCTTGGATGCAGTTTATTCAGGTTATATCATGGATAAATTCAATAAAGTCAACGAAACATTAAGTGGACTTACAGGTCTTGAAAATGGAAAAAGAGCTACTCTTGATTATGAGGACACCATGGCAAAAGGCTTTAATGTATTTACAGTGCCTTCTGATATGGCAAGTATGTTTAACCTTCCTGCAGACAGTGTTAATTTACTGTTGTTTATAGGTAAGAATAACACAGGTTATAGAGGTCAATTAGCTTTTTGTCTTAGTGATGGTGGTAGTATAAGTATAAGGACCAAGAATAAAGATTCAAATATATGGGGTGAATGGAAAAAACTTGCTTTGGCATAAAAATTAAGAGGGTGTTATAGCCCTCTTAGATTCAGGAGTTATTATGAGGTTAATGGATATTATATCAAGAGTTGATGAGTTAAAGCCTAATTCAATAAGCTCTGAGGCAAAGACAGAATGGGTTACTGAACTTGCCAATATGATTAGAAGAGAGGTTATACTTCCTATTACAGGTATTCTTTCAGATGTTGTCTATGACTACTTAGAAAACCCCGAAATGAATATAGAGATATCACAAGGCTATGAGGATATTTATATACATTATTTAAGTGCAAAGATTGATTACTATAATGCAGAATATGGAAGGTACAACAATTCAAAAGCCATGTTTGATAGTGCTTATGATGAGTATAAGAGGTTTATGAGGCGTACAATAAAGCCTAAGCAAAAGAATTCATTTAAGGCGGTGTAATTATGAGATTGGCAGACTTAAGGTATATACCTCAAATAAGGACAAGTGCAGTTTCAAGTTTTAGAGGAATAAATAAATGTGAGTATATAGCAGATGACGAGTTTGTTGAAGCAAGGGGTGTATCATTAAGGAATTATCCGGCTATATGTTCAAGAAATGAAGAAGGATTACAATTTGAACTTGCACAGTTAAATGAAAAAACTCCATGTATGAAAGCTTTTTTCTGCCGTAATAATTCTATATATGTGTTAATAAGCTATATTAAAAATAAAAATGATTATAACCCTCCCAATGCTATTCTATGTTGTGAGATTGCTTTAGCAAAAGGACAATACATATCAGGCAGTTCGGGAAGATATAAAGTCGATTTAGCAGGTAATTGGGGTAGAATGTTTACTGTAATAATGGGTAGCTATATATGTATATTTCCAAACTGTGAGATATTTAATATAAGGACCAATGAATTACAAAAAATGTATAAAAGTATACAAACCACTAATGTAGTATTTGAACCTGCATTTCAGGGTTCTGTTTTTACAAAAATATACCTGCCAAATGTTGATAAGGTTTTTAATAAGTTTGATGCTGTAACTATATCAGGTTGTATTAATAATGATTTTAATACAACTAAGATAATTACAGAAATAGGTGTAGACTATATTGTAGTTGCAGGTAAGATAAATCAACGTTTCGAAAATACGCAACGTTTATTTGTTGAAAGAAAAGTTCCGATGATTTCATGGAGCTGTGAAGCAAAAAATAGGCTATGGGCATGCTCACATGACGGAAAAGAAATTTATTCATCTAGGCTTGGAGATCCCTTTAACTTCAATTCTTTTGAAGGTATAGCAACAGACTCATATGCTGTAAGTGTTGGCTCAGAAGGTTTATTTACTGCCTGTACAAGTTATTTAGGTCATGTATATTTCTTTAAAGAGAACACAATACACAAAGTGTTTGGAGATAAACCTTCAAATTTTCAAATTGTAGATTATGAGGCAAAGGGAGTTAAGTCAGGGTGTGAAGATAGTATTTGTATAATAGATGATATTATGTATTATGCAGGTATAGATGGAATATATGCCTATGATGGAACTATCCCGGTAAATATATCAAAACAGCTTGGAGATATAAATCCGGAGCTGGTTTGTGGTGGAGAGTTAGAAGGAAATTATATATTTTCAACAACCTATATTATAAATAATGGTAATAATAGAAAAACAATTATTACA